CCTTCAATAAACAGATTCTTTTTACCGTTGCGATTCTCAACAATAACTTCAACCTGTTCAATTTCTTCTGTAATGAGTTTCATTATTGAGCTCCTGATATTTGAACTTGTTGTGCGAATAATTGACCAGTTGTTGTATGATCAGTCACCGCTGAGACTGTAAGTTCTCTTCTTAATTGTGTATTAGTAAAATCAGCATCACCAGCGAAAAGACCTCTACTATCATGACCGATTGTAAGTTTTGCTCCAAACTGTGCAAAACCAACGCTTCTGGCTTCTTGAATTGAAACAACTCTTGCAGTTGTATTGAATCCAGTTGCACCAGTTACACCACTTACAATCACCACATCATTAACTTTAAATGGATTACCCATTCCCTCTAGAAGTGTGACCACTGAGTTTTGACCAGTTGCAATTCCCACAGCTGGTATTGAACTGACTCTTCCTAGCGATAAAGTTGCAGATCCTCCAGCTGGAACATAGTAATCATTTGTTCTTGCAGGGCCAGTTGTGCCAATTGCAACATGATGTCCAGCACCTTTTGCAACAACTCTAATTGTGTCTGATTGAACTGTAAATGCTTGGCCTGCACTATTTTGACTTGTAGCAAAACTAAATCCAGCGCCAACAGGTTGATGTGCCATTAATCTTCCTCTTCGTATTCTTCATCATTATCAAGTTCACCAACTGTTTCTGCTTCTGGTTCTACATCCTCTTCAGATTCAACTTCATAACCTAACATTGCATTTGCAACTGCTGGTTTAAGTGCATCTACTCTTGCACCAGCCTTCTGCATTAATTGAGTTTTTATTGAATCACTAATTTCAGATGGAGATTCATCTGCAATCATCAAGTTCATTAATTCATCCATGAGATAAAAATCCTATACCTATGTTTTATTTATATCTCGCCACCTTTAAGATCTGGAGTCCCTGGCGAGGCTGGGTCTTCAGTTTTGCTAGTATCAACTTCTGGTTCGTTGACTGGTTTACCAAGATTACCACCTTTATTTTGTGCATCCATTGCCATTTGTGCTACTTGCATCTCCTGTTCAGTTGGTGGAATGAGTCCAGATTCTCTTTCAGCACTCATTAATTTATCCTGTTCGTTAATTTCATCATCTGTTTGACGTAAAATTCTGCGACGAATATAATCAATTGAATAATACTTTCCGATATAAGGATCAGCAGTCTGTAAAAGTCCAAGTCTTTCATTCATTAACTCAGCATCTTTAAGTTCAGCAAAGTGATTGTCATATAGATAATCATATTGAATATGATCACTCATTGATTCCCATTCTTCGGGAGTGCAAATATTTTTAAGAATTAGTTGAGTTTTGAGTATATCATGAAAAAGATTACTAAATCTCTTTCTCATTCTTCCAACGAACTTACTAAATTTAAGTTCATCTCTTAGAACTTCTGATGAACGACCTAAACTAAAACTTGAATTATCAGCCATACGAGACTCAGGAACATTCAAGGATCGGAAAAGTTTCTTTTGGAAATACTCAACGTCTGTAAGTTCTCCTAAGTTTTGTCCACCAGGCAATGTAGATATCTCAGTTCCACGACCACCTTCTCTTCTTGGTAGCCAGAAGTCTTCCATCATGGACATATATTTTTTATCGTCACGAATCTCACCAGTTGATGCATCGTAAGTTAACTTATTACGATACCTCGACATGACCTCACGAAGATATTGTTCTGCCTTTGCTTTAGGTAAATTACCAACATCAATATAAAATATTCTTCTTTCTGGCGCTCTTGATAGTCTATAAATTACAAGACTATCTTCAATCATTCTTAATTGATTAAGAGCTTTGATTGCCTTTTGTAAGTATGAAAGAGTTGTGTGTTTGTTACGATCAACTAAACCAGATGTACAATATGCAATCGCATCTTTAGCAAATTTAATTGCATCTTTCTGTTGACCTGTAACAGCTACAGACCCATATTGATTTTTTTGATATGAATTAGGAGTGTATATAAAATATTCTGATAATCCCTCAAAATCTGCGTCTAAAGGATTATCGTTACCGCCTGGTCTATTGCCTGGGCTATATTGTATTGCGTTTGCACCACCTTTTTTCTTCTGTTCTCTTACATATTTTATTTTAAGTGCATCGATATATCTAAGTTCTTTAATTCCTTCCTCTGGTTTCTCTAAATCTATGACTTTATGATAGTATATTCTTCCATCTACATACCAATTACGAAATATTTCATGAGCTTTCTTATCAAAGTCCAACATTTCTTTAATATATTGAAACTCTGCACGAATAAGTTCTTTAATTTGTGGCCCTACGTTTAAATTTTCAAGATCAATTGAAACTGGTGAATCATTTTGATCTGCAACTATTGCTTCAATTATAATATCCTCTATCGCAGAATCAACTTCGGGGTGAAGTGCCATCTCACGATATCTACGAATTAAATCATATTCTGTTTTAAATACACCCTCTACATCAAGATATTGACCATAAAATCCAGACGCCAAATAGTAGTCCGCACCGTCCTCATTGTTTTTGGGGACAGGCGAAACTACTGATGGTGACGGTTTCTTATACGAATCATCAATCGAGAAACCAAATAATTGTGCCATTGTATAATTATACCTTTACTGGTATTTATATTATAACCTAAACTATGATATAAATCAACTATTTAGATGAGAGATGCTCCATCTGGACTACCTGACTCACCTATAGTTATTCCATCAGTAACTGAGTAGAATAAGTAGTTAAATGTTACTTGAAACTCCTCAATTTGATCTGTTGCACCATAATCAAGAGGTATGGAACTTACAACGTTTGGATAAATTCCTTCAAAACGATATTCTCTTAATACATCGATAGCGCCAGGATCAACTCCACCCTTTCTACTTAACTGTTTAACTTTAGCACTTGTTTGATATTCAGCTGGGTTGATTGTACCTTGAGATGTCTGTAAATCATTAATAGAATTACTCCACACTTCCATCGCTTCTCTAATTCTAAAATTAGTATCATTAATTATTGTGACTGTCCAAGGATCAAAGGTACGATCTCCAGCGATTGGAAGAACACGACCTCTGAAAGGAACAGGAATATTTCCAAGATTAGAAGCTGGTATTTCAGCAGCCTTTATCATAAATTTACCAAATTCTTTTGGCCCCTCTGACCCTGTGGTGACATTAATGCCTTCTGGGTATTCAATTTCAACTTCAAATAAATTTGATCTTGCACCACCACCTGTTAGTTTTTGCTTAAAATCGACTATACTACGATTTTGAAATGTTAAATCTGACATTTTTTTGTTTAACTCCTTTTGTTATTTAGTGGGATTTAATTAAACTCGACCAGCGACTTCAGAGAAACTAACCCCTGTTCTTGTCGCAACGAATGTAAGACCGATGAAGTTAATTGAACGAGCTGGTTTGATAAAGATATCAGCTTTGAACTCGTTTGCATCAATGACATCAGGTGTGTTGTTTGACTCATCACAAATAACTAAGAAGTCTGATAGACCTCTCTTAGCTTGAACTCCACGAAGGAATGGTTCAACAATGTTTCTAAAGTTTGATCTTGTAAGATCATCGTTGAATTCAAAGAGTTGAGTTCTTGCAGCAATTTCAATTCTTGCCTCTAGATTCAAGAATAGACGACGAACGTTAATTCTATCGAAGGCAGAAGCAATTGCTAATCCTGTTTTGTCTCCAAAGAGAACAAATCCAGCGCCAGGTGAGAATATCACTGGGTTGATTCTCTTAGTATAAAGAGTGTCTCTTTGTACTTTGTTTGGATTATATGCAAGTTTAACTGCATTTAGGATGTTTCCTCTCTGTGAACCAGCTGGTGAGAACCAAGGGAACTGTTCCTCAGATGTTCTCGCCATCAACCCAGCGATATCACCATTTAATGGCATAAACTGGAATTTGTTATTGAATCTGTCAAACTGATATTTGTAACCAGAGTCAAAGACCACGAAGGAAGATGATGTAATTGGATCAAAGAATTGAACAACGTTAGTTGTTTGTGTTTTTGCACTGTTAACATTAACAACTGTTTCTCTATTTGGAGAGACAACCGCTATACAATCTTTCCTTTGTTCTGCAATTGCAATTAGTTTATTTGCTTTTGCTTGTGATTCTGCTTGACTACCTGTAATGCCAGGGCCATTAAGTAAGAAGTTAACTGCGTATTCTGCTTCATTCTCAAATATTTCATAACCACCGATTATGTTTCCAAGAGATGTTGAGTAACCACCTTCTGTGCTTACACCAGAGTAATCCTTACCACCTTGTAGTTCATACATTGTGTTACCCACAAAGTTGAAGTCAACGTCTTGTGCATCTTGACTCCAAGTGTTAGATGTGGGTGTTGCTGTGAATGCAGTTAGAATACCAGATGCGATTGATCCGTTTCCAGTTGCGATTCCAATAAAGATATTATCAGAATTTTTTGAAACAAAATCTTTGTAGTAGATTGCGTCTCCGAAGGAGTTCTTTGCATCGTCTGCTTTTGATAGGAATGTAAACTTCTCAAGAATTGCACCTGTTGATCCAGATATCTTTCCAGAATCATCAATGACAACTATATGAAGTTCATCATTAGAACCGTTTCTTGCAGCTGCGAATCCACTTGTGCCTGGTTTGTCAGCAATCTCAGACCATTTTACAGCACCGTTCTTTAACTGAATGTACTGATTGTCATACCAGTCGTCAACTTGGAAGATTGTTGCACAAGTTGAAATACCAGCATCAGGGTTTGCAATGGTTGAACTATTAGATGAGAATAGAACGCCAGGGCCAGGTAATGTGTTACTTGTCTTTGTTCCTGTTGTGAATGCAAAGATTCCGTCTTCTGTATAATCTACTGGGAAAATTGTTCCAGCAGCAGAAACACGATTTACAACCTTAACATCAACTGTACTTGCACCAATACCAGTAACAATACCTTGAATATATCCGTCTGCGGTTGATGTTGTGCCTGGGCCAACAATTGTTCCAGAGATAGGTTGTGTAGCCGCCATACCAACACTAATATTTGATACTACATGAGGAGTAACATGAAGTTGTTGATCTGCAGCACCATCGATGTATGCAACCTTCATTCCGTTTGCATAACTGCCTGGGTTTCTTGCAGCTAGTCTATATGTAACAGCATCTTCGTAATTATTTTGATAATCATCGAAAGATTTAATTTTAAGACTTGAAGTTGATCCAATACCTGTTGGATGTGTTGAAGGCATACCTCCAACGTTTGCGTTATTTAAATTTGCACCGTCTGCTCTAACGACTCTTAATACACCACCATACTGTAGATAGTTTGATGCAGTGTACCAATATTCGTATTGTCTATCGTTTGTTTTTGGTTTTCCAAAAAGATCGATCATATCTTGCTCATTCTCAATAAGCAAAGGTTCTAGTACAGGGCCTCTTTCAAAAGGGCCTACTATCGCACCTGTCTGATCACTTATGGAGTCAATTCTACCAACCGTAAGGTCAACTTCTCTAACCTTAACGCCTGGAGATACTAAACCTATGCCAGCCATGTTTTTCTCCGAGTTCCACG